CTGCTGGTAAGTCAGCTTCTGTTTGTTTAGCTTTATAATCAGCAACTACTTCACTAGTCCAAGTTGCTGTAGCTAATGCTTTACATCTATCACATTCGATTGAAGCTATGTCCATATCTGGAGTATATACTGAACGGTGAAAACCACCATCTCTTGTTTCTCCGTTAGCTAATTCTAGCACCTCTTGTTGTCTTAATTGGATTGAACCATTTTCTAAAATTTCTGCTTTGTTAAATTTATACATTTTATTTCCTTTAATTTGTTGTATATGTCATTGAAAAATATAATCTAAGCCCAGCACCTATTTCATTACATTTAACATTATAAAAAGTATCATGTGTATCTGATACTGATAAAAAATTTGCACCATCAACCATGTCAACCTTTACTGCACTTCCTGCTTGAGATGAATATGTAACATTAGACGAAGCTTGATTCTTACTATCTCCACCAGCAAAAGGCAAACCAAAAATTCTAACCCTTGTAGTATCAGTTGTAGTAGTAGCATCAAATAATCTAGCAGTGATATATACTTGACTACCTATCTTAATATATCGACCAGCATCTATATGAGTTGAAAAAGCAACCCCAGACTCTGTATATAAAATTGGAGTCCAAGTACCCTCTTCATAGTCATCTAAAGCATTTGCAGTTGATGTATCTCCATTGAATGTAATACCCCCTGAAGATAGGATTCTTACCCTTTCCTCTGTTAAATCATCTCCTGGTGCTGTGTTACTTCTTGTATAAAAAGCTAAATCACCTACTGAATTACTCCCCGTTCGTATGTGTGCTATTTTTGCACCAGTATATTCGCCCCCAGTACTAACGCCAAAATTAATACCAGCGCCAGCGCCAGTAGTACTGGAGTTATGCTGTATCTTTAACTGGCACGTGTCATCACCTTGGTTTGTCGCATCATTATTATTCGATACGTGAAGTGCTTGATTAGGACTACTCGTACCAATACCTACATTTGTACCATTATCACTAATTGATGAATTAACACCATTAGGTATTTGATTGAGATTCGTATCCATCTCACTATGTGTTAGAGCTGAACCCTTACCACTTCTTGTTGTTATTGCCATATTATTCTCCTAGAATATAATCGCTGTCTATATAATTAGGCTCAAAAAATAAAGCCCACCAAGTTTGAAATACTTTTGTAACCCCAAAGCTACAAGATAAATCAAACATTTCTAATCCATTACTTCGAAAGTTACAGACTCTGTAAAATTAAAGCTTGAAACCCCAACATTTACAACTGTAACCCCTGTCATAGTACCAATAGTACCAGCACCATTAATCTGGTATTGAGTAGGTTCAAAAACTCTAATAGCAACTGCATCTGATACATCAATACTTGAAGCCGTTACAATCCTAGTGGGGGCAAAACCTTGTATTTCTTTGCCGTTATGGTCTTTAGCTAATAAGCTCATATTTATCCTCTGTTTTAATATCTCTTATATTATATAATAATTTTTAAATTAAGTAAACACCTGCACTATTTTTATAGTGTGTTTCGCAATACTCTCTAGCAGCTATTTGCATTGCACCAGACTGGTCTGTTTCTACAGATAGTGTGATAAACTTTCTATCTCTATCTAATAAGTCATGTTGTAATTCAAACACATCTCCAACTTCTAATTCAGCATTCTTAACAGTAGTTGCAAAGCTTATAGCTAGTGGTGCTTGCTTGATTCTATTACCCTCAGCATCTTCAGTATATCTCATAGAATTTAATGTTATCTCAGCTAGCTTATTCGCTTGTAGAGAATTAGTAACCCCTTTAATGTCTAAAGTTTTCACATTAGATTGTCCATCCATCGCAATCAAGTCGCTATCTTCTTTACTCGCTTTAGCACTTAACCAATTATCATTAGGCTCAATATATTTTAGCTCTATTTTGTTTGCTATCTCTTGAAATCCTTTCATAGACACATTAAGTGATCCATTTAGAATATCTCCTACTGTTAATGCTTTCGCTACTGAAGACCCCTTTTCATCTATTTTTAGCTTCCACTTTCCTTGGCTTAATACTATTTGCCCTCTACAAGTAGCTAAAATATCTACAATACACGACTGTATATTTCTTTGGCTATTAAATACAATATTAGATGAATATCCGTAAGAGCTACACTTTTGCGAAGCATTTATAAAGCTAGGATAATCAATAGATATTGGTGGTATATTTAACCCTTTAGTTAGTAGATTCAATACTTGACTTGCAGGATTATACGAATAATCTCTTTCTAGCCATTCAACATTCCTAATTTCTCTAATTTCAACCTCTAGGTCTGACCCTGTTCCACTCCCCGTAAATATAATATCCCAATAGTCCGACAGCTCTTCCTCTGAATACCAATCTAGGGCATCACTATTGTCTAAAGTTATCCAGCCCTCATATCCTGCTGACACAACTACGGGGTCGCCAAAAGATGTTCCATCGGCATCCTTGGCAAATATTCCCAACCCAATATCTGTCTTAATATAAATCTCAGCACTTATTATTAAAGTCTGATTGCTAGGAGATGTAGAATTGAATTGAATTCTGTTGTCCATATCTAATGATAGATTATCTCCTGCAACTCTGTATCCTGTAGTTGAGATATTGCCATCAAATAAATTAGACTCGCTAGAGCTACTAGAGGAATAAGTACCACTAGGAAAGTAGTAAATATTACTACCTACAACATCATCTTTAATGTCGTTTATTTTTTGACCTTTTACTGTTGCTGTTATTGCATCTAGTTGTGTATGCTTATTATCTGTAGCATCATATTCTTGGTGTACGGCAATAAAAGCCACATTTGGTGGAATAATAAAATTATCATTTGCTAAATCTGCATTTTGTCCATTAATAATGTCGCCTGCTTCATTCTTGGCAAATTCTGTAGCTGTTAATGCCGTTCCTGAGTCGCCTGAAGTAGGGTATACCCTGCAATGGGCATAAGTAGTAGTAAAAGCAAAATTTCCCTTGTAGGACATTTCATCTTCCCCTGCATATAAAGCAATAAAGTTTTCTAGCTCTCCCTCTGACAATACTTGAATTGCCCAATAGTGCTTATTATTTGAGCTTCCCCCGTAATTATTAGCAGTTTGGAATATAATATTAGAACCTACTCTATTTTCACCAAATATAATAGGTACTGCCGACACATTGTCCTTTTTAGTTTGTAATTTTTGACCTGCATAAGCATCTGTCCCATCCATATCAGGCACTTCAGGGGCTAGTGCCGAACCTGCAAGTGAAGCCCCGATTAATGTAAAAGCACCTGTCGCCAAAGTTAGAGCAGTTCCTGTTAGACCTAGCCCGAATGTAGTCCCAAATATTCCTGCACCTGCTAATCCACCACTAGCTACAACAAGTGCTATTCCTGCAACTGCTTTTACTGCTTTACTCATCTCGTACTCTCATTATTTTATCCTTTTTTTCTATATCAACTAAGCAAGGCTTTCCACTTCTTAGTTTTAGTGTCATATACTTGTATTGATTAATAGCAATTCCTATACTATCTTTAGTTAATATTATATCGTTTTCCCGTGCAAAAGGCACAGCATCACAAAAGCTCTCAAAATAGCTGTAGTGTATTTTTCGGGCTAAATACTTACTTGCGTTTATGCTGAAGTGCTGAAAATCAGCCTCGCTATAACATCTCCATTCACTAGGTATTCTATCTCCATAAACAGACTTTAATCGCTCGTAAGAGTAACTAAAGCAATTATGCTTAGACATCTTTTAATCTACCCCAATAAACTGTTTCTGTAATAGCATCTACTACTGAAGTAAACTCATTCTGATTATAAGTTCTGCTTGGATATGGCTTGCTCCAATTTGTAAATAGTGAAGTTAGTGTGGCACTTAACGACTGCTCTGTAGCATTAAAAGTATCAATAATCCCCTCAAATAGCGTATAACTGTCTTTACTGATTGAAGATATATCTAGCTTAGGGTAAGTGTCTAAATTGTCACCATAGCCATACTCGTAAGCTTCAGCATCTATTGTATCACTAGGAGGTGTATATACAACTCTTGTTATTTTGCATCTGTTGTTTCTCCACTCGCTTGCAAAAGCTTCAGAAGTTAAAGCCCCACTTACATTATCTATTGAAACATTTATTGAGTCTGACTGCATTGAGCCATCCTCTGAAAGTTTATCAAAAGTAATAGCTAGTGGAGTGTATT